GATCAATTCACGATAACCGCGCTGGCGGCGGCGATCACCTCGATGACCACCAACCTGACTGGGACACCTGTAGACGGTCAGAAGTTGATGATCCGCATCAAAGACAACGCCACCGCAAGAGCCATCACCTGGGGTGCGAGTTTCGTATCCTCCGGTGTTGCAACACTTCTCGCCACCACGGTGATCAGCAAGACACACCTCATCGGCTTGGTCTATGACTCGGCGGCCGCGAAATGGGTGTGCGTCGCAGTCGATGCCACAGGTTACTGATGGCCGTCGCCTGGGATGCCACCGGGGCTGGAACCCACAACTCCGTTGCCAATTCCATCTCCACCACACACACCGCATCCGGCTCCAATAGAGCCGCCCTCGTTTCACTGGTGGTCGGTGTGGTCAACGAGGCCAGCTACACCACTTGGACCCGCAGTTGCACCTACGGCGGCGTGTCGATGACCTCGCTAGGGGTCTTCAATGATGGCGGCAGCTCACCACCGAGCGGCTTCTACGGGTGGGTCGAACTGTTCGGACTGCTCAACCCGGCGACCGGTTCACAAACGGTGTCGGCCTCGGTTACCAAGACCACTACCACCCATACCCTCGGCATCGGCTCGGTCTCTTATACGGGAGTGGCATCGTTCGGCACTCCGGTCGTCGGCGGCGGCACCTCGTCTCCGACGCTCACCGTATCCTCCGCGACCGGCGACATGACGGTAGCCGCGTTCGCCTCCGGGTCGGCGATTGCCACCCCGACCAAGACTCAGCGATTCTTGAGCAACTTCGACAGCTCCTCCACCGGAAACATGCTGATCGAGGACGCAGCGGGAGCGGCCAGCGTCACCTTGGCCTACGCCGACAACAGCGATTATTGGTGCGGTGTGGCGCTGGATCTCGTCGCCAGCGGCGCAGCAGCCCCCACCAATCTGTTCTTCCAAATGTTCTAAACCACAAACCCTTATGTGTCTAAGTTGAAAGGAAACAACGAAAATGGCTCTGACAAACAGTGGTTCGGTCGAGGTGGTCAATGCGCCAGCGACGAACCCGCAAGGTTCTCCGAACAAGAACATCGTCGGCCAGCCCGGTGCTGGCCCGAACACGGCGAGGTTCTCAGGTGTCGATGACTCCAATGCATCCGGCAATGTGCCCGACGCATCGACCAGTGCCGAGGATGCTGCGGCCCAGGCCCACACAGGCAACCCGCCTGCGGCTCCTCGCGTGAATGAGGTTGCGCGGCAAGCTGCTGCGGCCACGACTGGCGACGGTTCAGGTGCGAGTGTCAGTGAGGCATTCATCGATGGCAGCGGCCACTCGTGGAGCGATGTCTAACTTGAGTCATCGGTGACTCACGTGAAGGCGTTGTGGCACAAGCACCCCGGCGTACGCACGGGCGCTCAACTGTCGTTCGGTGAGCGTGCTGCCGATGTTGTGCGAAACACAATGGGGTCGTGGCCTTTTCTCGGAGTGTTCGGTGTGGTCATGGCCTGCTGGATCGCGCTGAATTTGGTTGCCGTCGTTCGTCATTTCGATCCGTATCCGTTCATTCTGCTCAATCTCTGCCTATCAACGCTGGCAGGGTTACAGGCTGCGATTCTGTTGATTGCGGCGAAGCGTGCTGATCAGGTCGCGTCCGAGGTTGCGGCTCACACGCTCGAAAACACCGAGTTGATCAAGAGTTTGATCCAACAGAACACAGACCTGACTGAGAGTGTGCATCAGTTGGTTTCAAGGAGTACGACATGATTATGCTCGCGCTGGGAGTGTCTGCGCTGCTTGTGAATTGGCTTGTCCAGTTCCCGGCTGCTGCCGAGCCGGTGCTCAGTCCGATCCTAGAGATATTCGGCATCGTGTTCACGGTGCTGGGTGTCGCTGTGATTACTGAGGAGCATGTCAGTAACTATCGGCTGCTGCGAAGTCGAAATAATCAGCAGCCCAAGGTGATTGACCATCCCCGGCCCGAGAGGCCGTAGGTCGGAGCATAAGGAGCGAATCATGCAGCAGTACAACAAAACCATTCTGACCTTCCTGGGCACGGTGCTCACCAACCTGGTCGCCAACCTCAGTGACGGCAGCACCGTTGCCCCGCACACTGCTAGCGACTGGGTGCGTCTGTTCGTTACCAGTGCGGTGGCTACCGGTGTGGTCTATGGGACGCGAAACAAGCTGACCATCGATCAGATTGACAAGGCCCTTCAGGGCGTGGAAGTCACTGTGCCAGAACTGCGGACGGCCATTGACCGGTTTATAAGCAACTACAACCAGCCGCCCGAGACGCCGCCCGCAAGTGCCTAGCATTGGCCCCGGCCTCGCGGCCCTCGTTGTGGCTGGTGCCGCTGTAATGGTCACCGTCCCTTCGCATTCGGCATCGCCGCCGCCACCTCCCGCTAAGGTGACAGCAACGGCAACGACGACTAGTCCAACGACTACAACCGTCAGTGTGACAGTGCCGCCCGTGAGCGTGACGTTGCCACCCGAAACCGTAAGCGTTACAGCGCATTCGCATACGACTGTCACGGTGGTGGTACCGCCGCCACCGCCGCCACCACCGCCGCCGCCTGTGTCGATTACGGATTTGCCTGTGCCGATTGTGGACTTACCTCCGTTGGACACGATTCTGCCAATTGGCTGAAAATGGCTAAACCACCAGTGGTGCAAGGCAAAACAAAGCCTCGCATCTATATCGAGTCGCTACCCGAGAACTGCGACGAGAACGGCGAACTGATCCACTGTGCGCCTGGCACCGGTTGTCACATCCCAGAGGATGAACGCGGTGATGAGTGGCAGTGCATATGTCGGACCCACGGCTACCAGGCGATAGAGTTCGCCATCAAATGCCTGCATCTGGCGTTATTTCCTTGGCAGAAATGGCTTTTGATCCATGCGCTAGAACTGATACCCGACGAGAACGGCAACGATGTCTACCGGTTCAGGACCGTAATCGTTTGTGCCGCAAGGCAGAACGGTAAGACAGTCGTGGAAGTTGTTCTGGCGCTGTGGCATATCTATGTTCGTCACTCCCGCACTGTGATTGGTACGGCGCAGGACTTGGCGAACGCCGAACGTGCCTGGCGAGATGCGTTGGCACTGGCCGAGAGTGATGACGAGCTAAGCGATCTCATGGAAGCCCCGTTTATGGGTCATCCGAAAAGCTTGATGCTCGTTGACGGTTGCGAGTACCGGGTGTCCTCGACCACCGGCGATGCCGGTCGTGGATTCTCTGGCGATCTGATCCTGCTGGATGAGCTTAGGACGCACAAGAATTGGGCCTCATGGTCGGCGGTGACCAACACCATGAACGCTCGACCTCGGGCACAGGCGTGGGCATTCTCCAATGCCGGTGACGCATCATCGGTGGTTCTGAGATATCAACGGGCAGTGGCACATCGGAGCCTTGGTTACCCTGACGGAGAGCGCGAGTTCGAAGGTGTGCTCGATGAAGTCGATGACGAGCTATCTGAATTGCTTGAGGCCGCAGGCGGTTTGCAGACCGGGTGGTATGAATGGTCAGCACCACCAGACGCCAAACGTGGTGAGTTAGATGCGCTGAGCCAGGCGAATCCGTCGATGAACCATCCCGAGGTCAGTATCGAGTGTCCAACCACCAGAACGCTTCTGGCGGCAATCGGCGGCAGCCCTGCGTACGAGGCCGAAACCGAGGTCATGTGCCGCTGGGCGACGATGGGTGTTGGTGGTCCGTTCCCTGAGGGTTCGTGGTTGGAGACGGTCAATCCGAAGGCAAGGCCAGCCGCTGACTCTAAAAAGGTTGTGTGCGTTGAGATTTCGTCGCGCCGTAGCCAAACGTACATTGCCAGAGCTGGTCTAAAAGAGGATGGTACTGTCGTCGTCGGTATCCGGTATGACCACCCTGGCACCGACTGGATTGCGGAATCGCTCATCGATGACAAAGATTCGACTGAGGCTGTTGTAATACGCACGGACACAGGCGGTTCCACACTTTCAGCATTAGAAGAGTTGAAGCGCAAGCTGATCGGCTTTCGGATACTGGAATGGAAGGCCGGTGACATCAACGCAGCGCATGGTCAGATGTTTGACCGGCTGCGCGACAGGACAATTGAACATCTGCCACACGGCGGGCTAGATATGGCGGCAACGTCTGCCGACTCGGTCGTGAAGCCTGGTGGTGGATTCGTGGTGAACATCAATACTTCACCCACAGACGTTGCACCACTGTACGCGGCGATAGGCGCGGTGTGGGGGCTAGAACAGATGACAGCGGCACGGTACAACGTGCTGGAAAGTGTTGTGTGAGGAAAGGATTCGTAATGACTACCGATGTATGGCTTCTGATCGAGGTCGGCGTGATCGCCGTTGTTCAGGTTGCACAGTTTCTAAGGTCGCTGTAACCGACTGATGGTGTGGCCGTTCAAGTCCAAGGCTCGTGAGGAGCAGCGGGCAATAACCAGCATCGAGGGCTACTGGCCCGATATTGCTGACTCAAACACGATGGGTCAGGTATCCGTCAGTCGAGCACTGTCTTTGGTGCCGGTGTTCGCCGCTGTGAGGCTGATCGCTGACTCGATAGCTTCGTTGCCTCCGGTGCTCTACAAGAAGGACAGCAATGGCCTCGCAAAGCGGCAGCCAACTCCACCGCTGTTTCAGAACCCGAGTATTCATGGGACGCTTTACGATTGGCTGCACCGGGGTGTTACGTCGCAGGCGCTCAACGGTGATGCCATCGGGTTGATAACAGCCAAGGACTACTACAACAAACCGACGATGGTTGAGTGGCTGAATCCAGAGCAGGTCGCCACACAGGATGGAAAGCTCACCGGCCCAGGATCTTACATGAACCCGAGCTGGTGGTGGTACGGCAGGCCCATCGATAAAAGTGAGCTTGTCCACATTCCTTGGTTCACAATGCCTTACAGGGTTCGTGGACTGAGTCCTGTTGGCGCGTTTCAACTTACAGCTAACACCGGCATTGGAGCGCAGGAGTTCGCAGCCAATTGGTTCCAGCATGGCGGCGTGCCACCCGGCACTTTCCGCAACTCCGAACGGACGATTGACCCGAAAGACGCTGACCTGCTTACGCAACGACTCGTCAACCGGATGCAGTCGCGCAAACCCCTTGTGTATGGCAAAGACTGGGAATACAACCCCATCGCCATTAAGCCGCACGAGGCCGAGTTCATCGAGACAATGCGTTTGACCGCAACACACATCGCGGTCATCTACGGATTGCCGCCCGAAATGATCGGCGGCTCAATGGGGGAGAGTTTGACGTATTCGACGGTCGAACAGAATGCGTTGAAGTACAAGACATTCAGCCTGCGCCCGTGGTTGGTTCGCTGGGAGTATGCACTGACTAACCTGTTCGCCAAGCCGTACTTCGTCAAGTTCGATACATCGGAGCTTGACCGGGTGGATGCTGAGACACGCGCCAAGATCGACCAGATGTCACTGGGTTACAACCCATCCCCCTGGAAAGAAGTTGACGAGGTTCGGGCCACTTATGACTTGGGGCCGATGCCAAAGCCTCAGCCAGAGGCTATTCCGGTCATACCTGTACCGGCGAACGGTCAGGCTCAGCCAATGATGCGTGAACGTGTCACCAACGGGAACACGCCGCACGGCAAGATGTCGAATAGTGGCACCGTTCTCAGTGGCGCGAATTCTGCTGCAGGGAAAGGAAATTAAGATCATGGCTAGTCGCACGCCCGGTATTGAAAGGCTTTACACCACATCATTTTCCGATAGCCGCTGCGGAATCGAGGTGCGAAGCGCGCTGGGTGACTCGGGCCGTACCGTAGGCGGATACGCCGCCGTGTTCGGCGCTCGCTCGCAGCCGATGCAGGGCTTCAGGGAGATTGTGCAGCCTTCGTTCTTTCGGAAAAGCCAGGCCGATGGCTGGCCTGGTGTCGTGTGCCGTTTCGAGCACAACCCGTTGATGCTGTTGGGCACCACACAATCTGGGACGCTGCGAGTCAACGCTGATGGCGTTGGCCTCGATTACGAGGTAGATCTGCCTGAAAGTCGCAGCGACACCTACGAATCCATTCAGCGCCGGGACATCACCAGTTCCAGCTTCGCTTTCCAGGCGTATGAGGATGACTGGAAGTACGACAACGATTACCCGACAAGGCATTTGGTGTCTGGTCGATTGATCGACGTAGCGCCGACAGCGACCCCGGCCTACCCCGACGCGACTGTTTCGCTGCGGTCGCTAGAACCCGCATTCCGTTCTCTGGCACTCACGGTCGAGGCAGAGTACGACGAAATCGTGGAGAGTGCCCAAAACGACAATCTGAAGCGGTATTTCATTCGCACCGACAATCGAGATAAGAGGGATATGAGCGAACACCGCACCGCACCATCTGTGGTCATCAACGTGAACGGCGAAGGCCGTGTCGAGACTGAGTCGAAACCGCTTGAGGTAGAGCTTAAGTCCGAGGAAGTGAAGCCAGGGCCTAAAGCGGAGCCGCAGCCGGAACCCAAGGCCGAGGAACCCAAGCCGGAACCCAAGGCCGAGGAGCCGAAAGCTCCTGAGCCGGAACCAAAGCCGGAACCGAAGCCGGAACCGAAGGCCGAAGAGCCGAAAGCTCCTGAGCCGGAACCGAAGCCGGAACCGCAGAACGACTTGGCATTGCGCCGATTCAGGAACAAGCAGTGGACGACTCGGCCCGACGACCCGATTGTTCCTAAGTCGTAACGAGTTTCACAGATCAGTACAGGCAGGCAGTGCCACCTACCCTGGTTTGTTTGCGCGGGGAGCCGTGCATTTCTGAAGGCAGGAAGTACCCACCTTCGACGCAAATCCCTTGACATAGAGAGGAATACACCGACATGAGTAAAATGTTGGATGACCTTGCGGAAAAGCGCCGTGAGGTCTGGGAAAATCAGAAGAAGGTGCTCGACGCAGCGTTCGAACGCCCCGTCGAGCAGCGTTCACTCACTGGTGAGGAACAGCGTAAGTGTGACCAGATGGATGCCGAGTTGGCTGTTCTGGATGAGCGCATTGCCGATGTCAACGCTGGTGAGCAGCGCGCCCACAGCGCGATTGAGGTCGCCGGTCAGCACATGAGCCAGCCCGCTGATCCCAACGCGGCCAGCACATTTGGTGGCGGTGGCAAGACAGCCGAGCAGGAGGACGCTGAACTGCGTTCCTTCCTGAAGGGCGAGAAGCGTACATTCGAGATTCCGCTGCCCAACGCGGTTGAGCGACGGTCCTTGCTCGATAGCACCACGCCGCTGCCGACTTCCTTTGTCGGGCAACTGTATCGGTACCTGGTTGACACGTCGAGCATTCGGCAGGCCAATCCCACTGTGTACAGCACTGCATCCGGCGAAAACCTCGTCGTGCCACGGTCAACCGCTGAAGGTGCGGCTGCTTGGACCGCTGAGGGTGCTGCGCTTACTGCGTCGGACCCCACGCTGTCCAGTGTCACGTTGAGTGCCTACAAGGTTGCCAAGCTGCTGCAGATCTCGACAGAACTGTTGGCAGACACCGGATTCGACATCGTCGGGTTCATGGCCGAGCACGCGGGCCGCAACCTTGGCATCGCTGTCGACACGGCATACTGCACCGGCACGGGTACCACCCAGCCGACTGGGTTTGTCGGTGCCGCAACGGTTGCTCTTACGGCAGCTACTGGAACTTTGGGTAAGTCGGGTCTTCCGACATCGGGTGCTGCGGTCGGTGCGGACGTGCTGATCGAGCTTTATCACTCGGTTCTTCCCCAGTACCGTGCCCGTGCGTCGTTCGTGATGAACGATTCCACGGTCAAGGTGGTTCGCAAGCTGAAAGACACCACTGGGCAGTACATCTGGCAGCCCGCACTGGTCGCTGGTCAGCCCGATACCATTCTGGGTCGCCCGGTGTTTGCAGATCCGCATATGCCAGCAATCGGGGGCGCTAGCCAAAAGGTTATTGCGTTCGGTGACTTCGGTGGGTACTTCATTCGCGATGTCACGCCGATCCGTTTCGAGCGGTCGGATGATTTCGCGTTCGGTAACGACCTGGTTTCATTCAGGGCGATCTACCGTACCGATGGGAAACTTGGTGATACCCAATCTATTTCGGTGTACCAGACGGCAAGTGCCGATTAAAACCGCATAGCTCAGGCAGCGGGGGCCTGGGCGCTACCGGATGACGGTCACCGGGATAAAAAATCCGTCCACATCGGCTTGGTGTAGTGGTAACACGGGAAGCTCCAACCTTCCAGTCGTGGGTTCGATTCCTACAGCCTTTGCCAAACCAGTTGCGCTAGAAGGGAGAACGAGAGAAATGGCCGATAAGGTGATCAGGCACTTGAATAAGTTTGACCACGGCGATGGTCAGTTGGTTGACCACGAAGAGTTGGGTGACTGGCCGACGCTGGACCCAGAGCCTTCGCCGGACGAGGCTAAGGCTGATGAAAAAGCTACGAAGACAAAGGATTCGAAATAATGTCATTCAGTGGCACGGTCGATGTCAGCACAACAGCGATTAAGATCCTCTCGGTTAATACTGGCACAACAACACTTTTCAAAAACAACGGCCCGGAGGCAGTTTACATTGGCGCTGCAAATGTCACTGCTGACGAAACATCTACCGGTGGTTGGAAGTTGGAGCCAAAGGATGAGGCAGTTCAGCTAGGTGGAGATGTTTGGGGCGTGACCGCTCGCGGGAACGCGAATGTGGCGTGGATTCAGACCGCTTAAAGGGAGGTAGTCACAAATGAAGGTGCGCCTAAAGGTCGGTGTTCCCATTCTATTTCACGGCATATCTCAAGCCAAGATCGGTGATGTCGTTGAAGTTGATGAAGAGAACGGGAAACGATACATCGAATTAGGTGTTGCTGAGGCGGTAACGAAAAGTGAACCGCCAGTGGAGAAAGCGGTTGCGCCAGACGATGACGTGGAAACCGCCACGGTGAAGGAGGAGCCTAAGAAGGCTTCGCCGAAGAAGGCTGGTCCCAAGGCACTTGACGAGGACGAGGCCGACGCCGCCAAGGCGAGGGTGGCGGCGAAGCGCTCCGGCAGGGCACGCTGATGCTGATTGGCGTTGTGGCTCACGATCAGCGTGAAGCGTTGGCACAGCCCATGATTGATGCGGTCGAGGCCGACTTCGTTTCGCTCGACCACGGCTTGCCCACCGTTATTGGCTGTGCTGACAACCATATTCTCGTGTTGAAGACTCTGGATGGAGCCGCCAAGGACGAGTGGTGCATCGTGCTTGAGGATGATGCGATACCGGTTGATGACTTTCGGGAACACGCCGAGCGCGCACTGGCGAAAACCGATGCGCAGCTTGTCGGTTTGTATCTCGGCACCGGCAACCCACTGGGTGTTGTGCAGGCCGCTGTTGAGCCTGCGGTACGGGCCGCAGAAGACTCTCAGAGCGCCTGGATTGTCGCGGACTGGTTCCTAGCCACAGTCGGCTACGCCGTGCGCTCTACGTTGCTCCCAGACCTGATTGCGGACATCTCTGAACGTGGTGGCCCCGTGGACAACCGGATCAATGAGTGGACCCACGCAGCAGGGCTGCAGACCTGGTACACACAGCCAAGTCTCGTTGATCATGAAGACAATTCGTCAGTACTCAGTTCATTCACACCGTACCCACGGTATGCACATCGGTACGGAGCCAGGAAGCAGTGGAACAAGCGAACAGTCGCGATGGGACGCGTCGAGGGGTGGAGTCCAGCGAGTGTCTGATAGGCGCGCAGAGTCGAAAGCCTTTTGGGACAGGATGTTTGAGCGGGTTACCGAACCTCGAGCCTTCGGTGACGACGTGAGCTACAAACTCGGAGCGGACTTCATAGGTGAACTGCCCGTTGAAGATTGGGGCTGTGGTCTAGGGTGGTTCCGCAAGTTCGCCAAAGGACCGTACACAGGTGTTGACGGCTCGCATTCGATGTTCAACGACGTTACCGCTGACCTGCGTGAGTACCGGTCGGACACCCCGGCGCTGTTCATGCGTCACGTGTTGGAGCACAACCCATTTGAATGGCCGGTCATCGTGGACAACGCGGTGGCTTCGTTCACCCAGCGCATGGTGCTGGTGGTGTTCACGCCGTTTGAGGACTTCCAGATTCTGCTGAAAGATGCTGACCCGCCTGATGTTTCGTTGTCCTGGTCCGACCTGACAAACCGGTTCAAGGCTTGTCACTGGACGCACGAGAAGGTCGAGACAGCAACAACTTATGGCATTGAGCATGTGTTCTACTTGGAGCGTCCGTGAAGATCAAGGGCATTGGCCGACAGGCCGAGGGCGGTGGGTACTATCGCATCAGTCAGCCGCTTGCGGAGTTGGCTAGGCATGGTCACGAAACCTCCTGGCAGATAGCCACATTGGATGCGAAGCCCGACGGCGCTGACGTGGTTGTGGGTCAGATTATCGGTGGGGGTGACCGTGGGGTTACTCACGCCTGGTGGCGCGAAATGTACCGGCACTCGGCGCTTGTCTACGAGATTGATGACGATCCGTTTGAGATGGAACCCACCAATCCGGTGTATCACATCTACTCGAATCCTATTGCGCGAGACAGTATTACACACTGCATGGAGATTGCTGACCTGGTGACGTGCTCGACTCCGATACTCGCGGAGCGCATGGCGAAGATCAATTCGAATGTCGTTGTGCTGCAGAACCGGATTGATGAGTCGGTGCTGGAAATGCAACGTCCTCAGCGGGATCGGTTGACTATCGGCTGGGCAGGCGGCGACAGTCACATGCGCGACATCGAATCTGCTGTCTACGGTCTGAAGCGGATTATGCGCTGGCACAAGGATGTTGATGTTCACTTCATCGGTGCTGACTTCAGGTTTCTGGTCAAAAGTCCACGACCGATACGGCACACCAAGTGGGCCACCAAGACCACCGACTACTACAAGCTGATCGACTTCGATATCGGGATAGCACCCCTGGTGCCAACCGTATTCGCTGAAACCAAAAGTCACATCAAGGCTCTGGAGTATGCAGCGCTGGGAATTCCTGTCGTGGCGTCTGATTCAGCGCCATACCGGGACTTCGTGGTGGATGGTGTGACGGGGTTCTTGGTGCGGCGTGACCACGAGTGGGCGCAGCGGTTGCGGGACTTGATTAACGACGAGGCTATGCGATTGGAGATGGGCGCTAAGGCGCGAGAGTCGGCATCGCAGTGGACTATTCAGAAGGGCTGGCAGGAATGGGAAGAGGCGTATCAGTCGGTGACGCGAAGCCCTGTGAGGGGTTCCGGTGGGACTGGATGAACGTCATTCGTACCCTGTTCAGGCACGAGGACGAGATTCAGGAACTGCGTCAGGAGCTTAAGGACTTGAAAGCCAGGTCGCCGTGGTGACGCTAAATCCCATGCAGGAGTTGGGGTTTCTGCAATGGGCCAAGAACTCGGGTGTTCAGCCAACTGATTCGATGCGGAACTACTGGGTCAACCCACGCGGCTACGATACTGGTGGTGAGGTCGGTGGCGGTAGTGCCTTCCCGCACCCCCTGGACCCAAATGATGTGCCAGCCAAGGGACTTGACTTTCTCGACCGTGAGAAAATGGTACAGAACATCCTGGCGAGCTATGACCGCACAGTGGGTGACAAGGCATGGCTTCGCCAAGCTGGTTTGACGTGGTATCAGGCTGCACGTGACTGGGTGCAAAGGATTATCCAGATAACCGGGCGCACTGACATTGACGTGGATAAGGCCGCGTCGATTGTCGCGCAGTTGTCGGAGAACACCGATTGGTTCACCAATATGCAGCGAGGCATGGGTTTCTTTACTGGTAAGACGCTAGGCAAGGGTCAGGACATAGGGATGCCTGATCAGCTTGCCGATGTAGTGAAACGCATTGCGGCATCGGATGATCCACTGATGGCGGGTCGAGGCCAAAAGATCTACAACTTCCTCCGTTCCATCCTAGGGGGTGAACGCTTCCCTGGTGCAGTGGCTGTGGACCGCTGGGCTGACCGTATTGCGCTGGGTGTTGCTGACAAGCCTGAACTTTGGGATCTGGCGGACAAAATCAGGGGTAGGGGTAAGTATCGCGGCCCCCTTGGTGGTGACTTCTCACAGGGCTATGACATCATGGCCGATGCATATCGGGAAGCGGCTGCGCGTAGGGGTGTATTACCGGCTCAGATGCAGGCAGTGACCTGGGTTGCGGATGGCCCAGTGGCAACCGATCCAACGATCAAGGCATTCCAAGAGACTGGCGAGTGGCGATTCCCGATCACCAACGAAGAAGTTGCCCGGTTAGCACATGAGCAGTTAGCCAAAAGTGGTGGTGTCACAATCGATTTGTCCGGCACCCAGGCACAGCATGGTTTTGCCTGGTCGCCAAGCAAAAAGACCGAATCGATGTTCGCCGCCGAAAACCTTACGCGAGAAGATATTCTGCGTTACATCGAAGCGCACCAGACTGAACTTCGGAAGGGTATGTTTCTCGGCCTTGGCACCGAAGGCGCTGAGGGGTTCATGGACATCAGCCGGGTCGATCCGGCTTCGGTGGATGTTATTGCCAAGGCGCAGAAGGCAAAACAGGTTGGCGTCTGGGACTTTGATGCACCCGAGGGCCAGCAGTGGGTAACAATCGGTGATGTAGACGAGGCCGGAAAGTACACGCCCACAGGGGCGGCAGCCGATCTCTTTGCTCAGCATCAAGCGCAAGTCCAAGCGTCAAGGCCAAGGGCAGTCGGCATTGACTATCCGGCCAAGCCAACGCCCGGTCTGGGTGGCCCTGGTGCTGCTATGGCACCCGCCAGGACTTCTGTTGGTGACGCTCTTAGTCAGATTCGCAGCGCAGCGGTCGATGCGTCGAAAGCTGTTGGCAGAGGGGCTGGTACCGCTCTTGACGCTGCGGCAATCCCGTTGATGGTCAGTCAGACCAGCGACGTGATCAAGACGATGCCGAAAGGTGCTCAAGGCCCAGCGGCGGTCGCTACCGTTGGCACTGTTGGAACAGCCGCTGCCGCAGCAGGTTCCGCTGCCACGGGGCTGGGCATCGGGACTGTCGCCTCAGCGGGCTTGGTAGGTGCGGGCATTCTCATGGCGGGCGCGACCGCTACCGGAGCGGCCACAGGTGGCGGCACAGATATTGACGCAGAACATCTTTCAGCTACGCAGGGTGTGCCCATCATGGGCGCTCCCGGCACGAGTCCAAAGCCTGGATTGATCTACGATGCGTCGGGCATGTTGATTCGCGGCCCCGCACCCGGCCACGAGAGTGGCGGGCTGGTGATGAACTCCACGATCACGATTCACCATGCTGATGGGTCGCCGCCGAGTACTCATGAGATACGGCGGCTGGGTCCGAATAACTACGAATCAGTCGGTGTTGTCCCGCTTCTGCCTGGTGATGAGATATACATGGACGGTAAGCGAGTGAGGTGAGATGCACCCGGCAGTAGAGGATTTCGTCAAGCGTTCGCTTACGGCTGAAAGTGTTTGCGGTGCAAACATTCTTGAGGTCGGTTCCTACGACGTGAACGGTTCGGTGCGTCCCTATCTTGAGTCGCTGAAACCCGAGAAGTACATCGGCGTTGATATGCAGTCCGGCCCTGGTGTCGATATGGTCGTGGACTGTGAGCGCCTGGTAAAGCACATGGGCGGCGATGTCTGGGATATTGTCGTTTCCACGGAAATGCTTGAGCATGTTGATAATTGGCGAATTTGTGTGCGCCAGATGGTCTGGGCGGTCGCGCCTGGTGGTTGGTGGTGTGTTACTACGCGGTCGCCGGGGTTTCCGTATCATCCGTTCCCCGTTGATAATTGGCGGTTCACCAGGAATAACATGGAACAGATCATCGAGGCGCTGAGGATGGAAGCTGTTGTGATTGAAGACGATCCGCAGGCACCGGGTGTATTCATGTTGGCGCGCAAGCCACATCGACTCTACGTGCCTGGGTCACTGGAACATATTTGGGTGGAAGGAGTTTCGGCATGAGCGAGCTTGCGCCAGCGGACCTTTCGGCCTATACACAGGGCCGCTTGTCGGCTTCCGACCCCAATACCCAGACGGTGTTGAGTGCTGCGTTGGCGCAGGTTCGGCACTATTGCCAGTGGAACGTCTGCCCGGTTATTACGGGTGATACTGTAACACTTGATGGTCCGGGTCAGTGGGGCGGTTACACCGTTGGCCTGGGTGCGTTGTCCGGTGGCAGCTACTACACCGGAACCGGTACGCTGCGAAGGAGTCGGGTCGGCGGTAATACGTTGTACCTGCCCACCAAGCGCTTGCAGAGTATCTCGTCGGTAACCGAAGATAGTGTGGCGCTGGATGTTTCGACGTTGCAGTTTTCGGAACACGGCGAGGTCATTAAGACCGCCGACGCTGGAAACGGCAACGGCTTGCGCTGGTCGGTGAACTACCGCAGTATCCAGGTGACTTTCACACACGGCTGGACTGAAGCCGAAGCCGCAGACTGGCGTCGTATTGTGCTGGCGGTCGCAGACCGAATGTCGTTGGTACGTGGCCTGACTGGGCCGTTCCCCGTGTCTATCGGACCCTACCGAGTGGGTGGCTACTACGGCACATCGAGGGCCGGGAACGCGCCGACTTCGCAAGGGTGGCTCGATGACTTGTTCGGCATGATCGATACCAAAAACTATGTGATTCAAGGGGTTTAGTGGTGACCATCCCCGGCATTTTCAATGCGGACATCACCATTCAGCACGAGGTCATGACCGACAGTGGCACAACAGACAGCCACGGCAATGAGATTGAGACATATGCCACGGCAGTCACTCGTCAGGTCATCGCTGTTTACCCGCTGCACCGGCTGCCGCACCACGACGTTGTCAGCGCGGAGTACGTTGCGCGTACGATGCTCGACTTCATCATCGAAGTTCCCGATGCGAGCATCTACAAGAAGAATGACCGAATCACGTTGTACGGCCTGAAGTTTCTAGTGCAGGGCTTTCCGTTCAACTGGGGTGGTAACAATCCGTTTGGTTTGGACACTTCAATTTTTGGTGGCTCGATACACGTCGAGCGCGTCACGTGAGTCACGTCTGACTCACCTTGGGAGACAGAAGATATGCCTGATTTGTACACCGTCGGCACCGACGGTTCGCTGCTGGCTCATGGGGATTACGACGCCGGTATCACTAAAGAGATCGACCGCAAGATTCGCAATATGCCACTCGTCGTTGATCATTGTCTAAAGAAGGCTCGTGAGTTGCTAGGGGCAACTGGCAGTGAGAATTTCGAGATTGTGCTGTCAACCGAGCGTGGTGCTGAGGTGTTTGAGAACCGGAGTGACGTAACTGGTGGCACACAGTATTTGGGGCGCAAGCTCAGGTATAGCTCTGGGGGTTGGGGTCAGGGCATCGGTTCATCGTCAAAGGGTCACGAGGAATCGCGTCCCCGAGCTTACGTTGCGCCGTCGAACAGCAAGGGTATTCACGAAGAGCTAAGTCAGGCAGTGCTTTTGAAGGCTGCCATGTCGATGTCGGGTAAGTAAGATGCCGACGCAGTATTACCAGGCCGTATTACCGGCAGATATCGAATGGCTCGCACAGGCTTTCTTGACGCCGATTCTCGCGCCGACGCCGGTTAAAACTCGTATGCCGCCACCGATTGCGAGCGTGATGGATGTTGGGGTGAACGGGTTGATGCGTATCGAGGCCGGTGATGCGGTCCCAGTTCCCTCGACTTGGGGCGCGGCATATGACATTTCGTTCCTGATGCACGCCTACTCCGATGACGAGGTTCAGGCATCGTTGATCAGTCGTACTGCGATAGCGCATGTTTCGTCTGTCACGGGTTTGACAATTGTTGGTTGGTACATCGTGGATGTGCCGACAGTCGTTGGGGGACGCAGACTTACGGACCCATTGGTTCCAACGGACTTGGTCAGGTACCGTTCAGCGGTTACCTGGCGCGTGGCTGGTCAGCCGCTATAAAAACTGAATATATAACTGAAAATCAAAGGCCCCGAACGTGTTCGGGGCTTTGTCATATCGAAATAACAACAGAATAGAGCAACAACTAAGTGAAAGGTAAATTGCGATGAGCGCACCAGTCTCCAATCAGAATGTCTCGCAGCTAATTGCGCCGTCACCCAGGACCACAGGATCAGTCATGTGGGGGCCGACGAGCGTGTCGCTGCCAACGACCTCCTATGTCGCATTGACCGGCGGCACAGGCGGTTTGAACGATCTCGGCTACATTGACGAGAACGGCCTGAAACAGAAGGAGGACCGTACCAATACCGATGTGTTCGCGTGGGGCGGTGACCTCATTGGGACGCTTCAGGACAAGTACAGCCGCACGATGACGTTCAGGTTGATGCAGTTCAACAACAAGGATGTCCAGGCGGCAAGCCACGGCATTGCCAACGTCTCGACCACGGCAGCCACCACCACCGCTGGTAACGAGATCGCGGTCAAGCTCAACGCCGTCCTATTGGACACTCGCGCTTGGGTTTTCGACGGCGTGTACGGTGCACAGCTTTGCCGCATCGTGATTCCCATCGGTCGCGTGGTGTCTGTCAGTGATGTCGACATGACGCACAAGGCATTCAGCACGGTGGAATGCACGCTGAAGGCTTACCCTGACGCGAACAAGAACCACGGGTACATGTACCTCAACGACGGGGCCGTGACCTAATGGGTGCAGCAGCTAAGGCGATTGCGAAGAAAACCAAAGCTGCACAGTCCAATTCAGAGGTGAGGCCACCGGAGCAGTTTGTGCCAAAAGTGAAGCCTGGGCCACCGGAGGGCCTGTACCCCGATGATGCGGAACTGTATTCGTACACTCCCAGATCAACTGGTGAAACCATTTGGTTCCCAATGAAATTCGAGCAGCCAAAGGCTGTTCAGGTTTGGGAGTTGTACGACAAGCCGTTGCACGTGCAGTCGTGGTCGTGGATGAAGTGGGCAAATATCCCAAGGATTATGCAGCGCAAGGCAGTTGAATTGCTCGACAGCAGTCCAGACGAGTATCTGGAACTGTTCGACGGGTGGTTCGCTGCTGTGGGTGGTGTAAAGCCGGGGGAATGATGACGCTCGTCCGTATCTGCGGTGAGCACCGCCACGCGGTCGGGCGTGATCTTCTCGCTCTTGGTCCTGGTTATCACTGGGATGACATCGGGGTGAAGCTCACGGTGTGGGAATTGGTGTCGATAGTCATAGCGAGTCCTCCAGGGACTGCTGTGTACCACGCTGAAACGCGTTCTGGGACCATGACACCCGATCAGCAGATGCTTGCCTCAATGGCTGGTTATCAGCCGCTACAGGACGTTCCAGGGGCCAATAAACCGGCTTCTACGGAACGGCCTGCGGCTGACCCGTTGGCGGATATGCGTCCGATGGCAATCGGTGGCAGCACAGTGCAACTGGATGCTATGGACCCGGTTGAGTTGGTGCGTAAGCGCGAGGAGATAGCAGCCAGGGTGCGTGAGTCCAAGTCGCAGGACAAGGTGAGCAAGGAGAAGTACGACCCGTTTGCAGCAGGCAAGAAAGCCAGGGCTGAAAGGCTTGCGGCTCTGGGTCATTCACCGACATCGGGACCGGCGCTGCCAGACCATATCGCAGGTGGTGCGTAATGACGCTTCTTGCAACGAGTTTCAATGAGATACCCCAGTGGCCGTTAACGCGGTCGCTGGGGTTTTTTCGTGCGTTAGGGGGTGTGTGACATGACGCATCCTGGCGGTGGTGGTGACATCAACCTTTCGGCCCTCTGGGTTCCGGTTATGCCAGAAACCAGTCAAATGGCCCCGAAAATGCGCGAGGCGGGCACCAGGGCTAGGCAGGAGTTTGAGCAGGGGTTCAGCGGTGGCGGTGGTTCCGGCGGGGGTAGTGCCTTCGCGGACAAGTTCGCCAATGAAGTTCGTAATCGGATGGGCCAGGTGGATTTCATTGGCGGTGCATTCGACAAGTTTGGTGAGCAGGTTGACGCCAAGCTCTCGTCCAAGCTGAAAGGTCAACTGCCAGGGCTACTTCGGGACTACAGGGCAGCTCAGGAAGAGTTGACGACTGCCCAGCAGAAGGGGTTGACGGCCGAGCAGGAGATTGACCGGGCACGCGAGGCCGGTATCACCAAAGCGTCTGTGATGATCCCGTTGATGAAGCAGCAGACCCAGGCGCACAAAGAAATTGCTGCTGCTCAAGAGCAATCCGACGCGACAGGTAAGAAGTACAACGACACATTAGATCGTTACAACGTCGCTAGCGAGCACACGTTCAATATGTCGAGCATGCTGGCCGGTGTCATGGGTGGTGCGCTGGTTCTCGGACTCCAGGGTGTTATAGGCGGTTTCGAGAAGGTGATCGAGCTTGGTGTACACCTTTTCGAGGGCGCGGTCGAGGGCGCAGAAAAGTTGGCCGACAAGCTCATTGAGATTGGTGAGGATTACCACGGTCTGCAGGTTCAGTTGACTGAGTTCAGCGGCGCGACCGGCGAAGCCTTCGACACAATGAATGAGCACGCGGCGACCGTGTTCGGTCAATTAGACGTTGCCGGAAAGGATTTCGGCACTACCTACGCACAGCTTAGTTCGATTCTCAACCTGCAGGCCGGTCCTGCGCTGGACAATCTCTCTAGGCAGGTCGAAGAGCTGGCCGGTCGTTACAAGGGTCTGCAGGCTGAGGACGTGGCAAATGTGTTCCACGTCTTCAAGATTCAGACCGACGACATGGCTGGCTCGCTTGCAACATTACTGGACATCGGTCAGAAGTCGGGTGAGGGGCTTGTAAAGATCATTCAGCCTCTAGCCGGTGGCGGCGGAGATGTGCTGAAAGAGGCCAACTTGAGCCTGGGCCAGTCGGCTCAGATCGTCGGTGATATCGAGAAGCACGGCATACCGGCGACCCAGGTGATGACCGGGCTGCAGACAGCGATGAAGCTGTTCGGCAAGGAAAACCTTGATTTCAAGGGTGGACTGCAGGCACTGCTGGCCGACCTCTCCGACCCCTCTAAGTCTGATGCTGACAAACAAGACTTGGCCCAAAAGGCTTTCGGC